TCTAAAATGAGCTGGAAAATAATCTTCTTCTACTCTGTAAATATAATCTAATACTAAATTATGATTTGCACCATAAGTATTTACATAAATCATATTCTTATATCTTGTATAAGGAATAATATAATCGTTAACTGTTAATGTATTAATTTGTAATACTCCAGGATCAGCAGGTAACTGATAAGCATATTCATATCTTCCTACTGGAGCTGTAGATAATAATGATAATTCTTTTTGATTAGTTGCAAACTTCCATCTATGTCTTGTTAAAGAAGATTGTACAATATCTTCATAAACATTTGAAGCAACTAAAGCTTCTGTAGATCCATCTGTAAAAGAAGATATAGGTTGTGCACCTATCATTACTAAAGCTCTTGCACATATATCTACTTTTGATGTCGCCATATTTTATAAAATTAAATTAATTGAGGGCGAAATTAATCGCCCCCAAAATATCTTTAAACGATTATGATCCGTTTACGACAGTTACTGTAGCAGCACCTGTTGCAGAAGACACTACAAGAATGTCAACTGTTTGAGTACCACCATTTGAACCAACGCAAAGAATAATATCATTTTCTTTTAAGTTCTCAGTTGCTGAGTTGAAGTAACCAGAAGCAGCTATTGTAGCAATAGCATCTCCATCTGTATAAAAGAATACAGAGTTACCACCAGCTTCAGCAATCTTTTTGATTGGGTTTGCAGTTTCGTAAGCCATATATTCTCCTTATTCAGCACATTTCTGAACTCTAATACCATCAGTATCAATTAATGTACCACCTATGCTTAGCATAGAAGTAATTAAATGAGAAACTTTTTCTGGTATGTAGTTCACTTCGGTTTTAACATCAGAACCAACTCCTAAGCCTAATGATGATTTGTGGAAAGCCACAGTATGTCTATCAGTAGCACCAGAAGTTTCTAGTCCACTGTGTACAAACCATAAGAATCCTAACCATCTTTTAGCAGTCATTCCTCCAGCATATGGAAGCTCACCTTCGCCTACATATTCAACTCTAGAGAATTGATCTAGGTTAATTAGATCAGACCATTGTTTTGGTCCTACTACCCAGAATCTTTGTTGGTCATCTGGTACATCATTGGTATTGAAAAGTTCCATCATAGCTTGAGCTTTTCCTAAGTTCATACCAGTACCTGTTCCTGATGAGTTGTTTGCAAGTTGAGTTGCACCATCCATAATACCTGTAAGTACGCTATCAGTTTTTCTACCTAAAGCATACGCAGCAGATTGTGCTACTACTTGTCTTTCGTCAATGTTAACCTTTAACTCGTCTAGCTTGTCAACGTAATCAGCTGCATAGTAATCAGTTAAAGTTGCTGACACATTGCTGTGTGAAAGATCCATTGCAACTACTTCAGCATGTCTTGCTTTAGTGTTTGCAGATCCTTTTGCAACTTTCTGAAACTTAACAGATGATCCATTAACGCCATTCACAGTTCTTACTAAGTTCTTTAATTTAGAACCCATTCTTTGGTAAGCCATATGAACTTCTGCTTCAAACTGAGTAATAAAGGCATTTGTTATTGATGTTGCCATTTTATTGTCCTTTGTTTGTTGTTAAGTTACGTTTGTTATCCGATTATCTTACAAATGCAGTGGTTTGTTATCCAATTAAGGGCAAACATTAAACATTTTTAAGGTCTTGATATAGAAATAGATTTGTTTAATTATTTAAACAACGCACAATTACATCCATATTTTAGGAATAGTAATTACTTCTCCAAATTCTAGATTGCCTTTTTTATCGTAAGAATATGTACCAAACAATGTAATATATTTTTTGGTTTCTTTGTATATCCACATTTGACTAGATACAGCTTTAGCAGGTTCATGATCATCCATATCGGCTTTACTTACCCAACCTGTATCACTAATTGCATCTAGCCAATGCAAATCTTTTTTAAGTTTTTTATACTTAAATTTACTTTTTTGTTTCGTATGCTTTTTCATACAGTTCTGTTACACGTTTAATATAAGCATCATCTCTTTTGTTAGAGTCATAATATCTAGGATCATTCATCATAGATTTAAGATCTACTAGATCTGGAGTAACAGATACTTGTGTAGGTGTAGTAGGCATAGGACTGTCTTTAGTCATTTTCATTATTTCTTCTATTGCTTTTACACCTTCAGCTGTTGATGCTACACTAGAAAAAGTATTATAAGCTTCTGGTGATAAATTCTTTTTTGACCAAAGCTCAGCAGCTTCAACTCTTTCTTTAGAGTTGTCACCTAACTTTTCCATTTCAGCATTAACATCTGGTAAAGTTGCCATTGCATTATCAATAAATACTTTAACACCTTCATCAAATTGTTCTTGAGATAAACCATTTTGTTTGGCTGTATCTTTCCACCATTGTACTATTTCCATATCTTCTGATACAGATACATCTACATTTTCTGGAAGTTCTGGAACATTAAGATTATATTCTTCTGGTACTTTACCTAATCTTTCTTGTTCTAAATCTTGTCTAACTTGTTTAGACAGATCTTCTGTTCTTGAGCCTAATTTTTTCTCAAGAGCATTATAACTAGAAGCTAAGTTTTCTAAATTAACTTCTTTTCTATCAGCATCCCAAAATTTATCTTGTACAAATTCTGGTTTATCACTAACAGTTTGCTCTTGCGTTTCTGTGGTGATTGGTGCTGTTGCATTATCATCTACCATCTTGTTCTCCTTTTTTTATTCTTGTTTGTATTACAGCTGTTAGAAATCTCATTCCTTCTAAATGAAATAATCCATTCCTATCTATATTAGGACCAGCAACTGCTTCAGTTGTAATTGATTTAATATATTCAAGAATTTTTTTTCCATCATCATTCTTAAATACACCTGCAAATAATTTATTAAGATTACGTTCTTCGTCTTCTGTTCTTACGTAACCATCAATAGATTTTGCAGGAATTGGTCTTTTTTCTTTAAGTCCATCCCAACTCATTATTGTGGTATTTCTCCTTCTTTCGGTGCAGTTTGTAACTGACTAATCTGTTGTACTATTTGCTTTTGTTCTTCTTCATCACGAATTAGTTTTTCAGGCAAATTCATTTTTTGTGCTAGATACTTAGCAGTTTCATTTTGATTAACAATAACATTAATCATTTGTGGGCCAAAAGTACCTGCAATAATTTCATTAAATCTATTTATATCAGAAACATCTTGCATATGTTGTGCTTTAGCTAATGGAGATCTAGCAGCAATCTTTACTTCTCTACCATTAACTTTAGGTAGTTCTATTCTACCTTGTTTAGATAATAATCTAATTATTCTTTTTAATAATGGATGTATAAACTCAGATTGTAATCTTCCAAAAGAAGAACCTATCTGTCTTGATAGATCTGCCATTCTTTCAGAAACTTCTGTTGCTGTCATTGGAGTTCCTTCTGGTCTTCCAAGAGCTTCCATGTATAAAGCTTTTTTAATATTTTGCCTCATGTCTTGTAATACTAATTGAGCTACATCAAAGTTAGATGCAGACTGTATAGCACTTAATCCTCTTGATCCTGGAGCTACTGGTATTAAAGATCCAGGTACTAATGCAATATTGTCTGGATTAATTACACCATCATCTTCATAAGTATAAACTCCAGATACTGACATCTGTGCATTTTGTAATATTAACTCAACAGTTAAGTTACAAGTTTTAATAGCACCCATTGCATTAAATATCGGTCCTCTACCATAAACTTCACCAGATGCTTTATTCCATCTAAATACTAAATATGGATTAGATCCTTCTCCAGAATATTCTTCTTCAAATATAACTGCTTTAGGATTATCTAATACAACACAATATTTATATTTTTCTTCATTGTCTTGATGTATTTTATATACAGCTTCTACAATTGTTAATTCTTTTTTTTGTTGTAACAAATCAAAATTTTCAGGCATTACAGCTTTAGGATATAAAACTTTAATGTGTTCTGGTTTTACTTTTCTAGTTCTATATACTGTATCAATCTTTCCATCTGGGCCATTTAACAAACATACTTTAGGTAATGGTACAGCTGTAAATTTAACTGGGTTAATAGCATCACCTTCTTCAACTAACATACATCCAGTACCAACAGCAAGATCCATAAATGCTTCATGTACTTCTTGATTAAAGTTTGAGTTTTGTAATACTTCAAAAACGTATTCTGTAATTTTATCTAACTGTAAATTAACTTGTGATTTTTGTTCTTCTGGTATTTCAACACCTGCTTGAAAGTCTGCCCATCTTGCAAATGTAGGTACAATACCAGACTGCAATCTTGATGCAAATTCTTGTACACCTACTACAGCAGTTTCATCAAAAATTTTATCAGTTCTTTTTTGTCCTGGCGACTCATCATAAAAAGATTCTCTATTAGGTAAACAATATTCATAAGCTTCTTCAAATTTTTCTCTCCAATGATCTTTAACAGATACAGCTTCTTTGTATTTTTCTAAAATAGCTGCTGCTTTATTTGATGTATTTATTACTGGTGTATCGTCTATTTTATAATCCATTAATCTTCCTCGCTTAATAAGAATCTTCTATATGCAGAAATTCTTCTATTGTTAACACTTCTTCCTATCATTCCAGATCTATTACCACTTTTTTTAAATAGACTTTGTTTTACTTCTGTTTTTTTTGGTTCCATAGATTTGTTTTCTGCTTCTACTTCTTTAAGAACTTTTTGCTGAATACTTTGATTATTACCTTTATTATTTTTATAACCTGGATTTGGATTTCCATAAGCATCTGTTTTACCAGATAATCTATTATTCATATAAGATTTATAACTTTCCAAAGTATCTACATATCCAGCTCTATTTTTACTTTTTAAAACTTTTTCTCTATAAAATTTTCTATTTCTTTCAAACATTTTTTGTCTAGTTTTTGTACCTAAAAAAATATTTGTTACTAAACTTACTGGTCCTGTAACTGGTATACTTTTTACTTTATAATTATCTAATTGAGATTTACCTACTGCTGCATTTACTTTTGCTTTACTTGCTCTAATTTGATTACCACTAGCTACTGTTGTGTTTGATGATCCACTGCTTGTATGTGGATTTGGTCTGCTAGTTGTTTTACTTGCAGATATGCCTTTGCTTTTAGAAGTTGTTTGACTTCTATTTCTATCAGCTCCTCTTTCTCTATTATTTGATTTATTTCCTCTTGATCCATATCCGTAAGGCATATTATTTTTTACTCCATTTGTTTTTAAGTTCTACAATAAAAACTTTTATTTTAAAAATTATTTTATTTATATATTTCATCTTCTAAATCTTTTAGTTTTCGCTGCGATACTTTTAGGTTGCTTAACGAATTGTTTTCCTTTTTTATTTCCACGTGCTTTAGCTGCGTTAGTTGCTGATTTTTCTTTAGCCGTAAGAGCCTTCCAAGCTTTCTTAGGTAAATATCTTCGTTTGCCTTCTGATTTTTTACCACTGCTTGTTTGCCATTTTTGTTTACCCCATTTTGTAAGCTTGTTGGATGAAGACTTAGATCCTCTATAGCCTCCACCTGCTTTTTTATAAATCTTTGTAGCAAGTTGCATAGCCCTAGCACTGTGTTTTCCTCCCATTCTTGCTTTAGCTTGAGCTTTAGCTCTTGCCCATAAAGCAGGTTTAGTTTTCTTTGCAACAGCCATTAAGCTTTTTTCTTATGCCTATTTGCAAAGTTTCTTGCAGCAGCTACACTACCAAAGCCCCAAGCTTTTAATGCTAAAGCTTTTCTAGTTGGTCTGCCTTTCTTATCCTTCATTGGTCCTTTCATTCCTGCAAATCTTGCAGCAAAAGAAACCCTTCGAGGATTAGTACCTTTTTTAACTGGTGCTTTTAAGTTAGATCCTTCTTTACGTTTAAAGAAAGCTCTACCTCTAGCATTCAGTCCACCTTTTGGATTTTGATAAACCTTTGCTACCATTATCCAAAGAAACCTCTACCACCTGCTTTACCAAATAAAGATCTAGAACCAATAACTCCTTTAGCAACTTTTCTTTTATAAGTTTCTTGTTGCTTTTTTAATTCAGCAGCTCTTGCTTCTTCTTCTTTTCTTTTAGCTTCTAGCTCAGCTTCTAATGCTGAATTGTCTGGTTGATCAGGTTTACCAAATACTGAACCCATTATAACTCCTCGTCATCCATATCATCAAAATCATAAGAAGTTAACGAACCCATATTAGCTTCCATTTCTCTTAAAAGATCTTCTTCTTGATCATGAAGATCTCTCATTTCATCAATGATTTCTTGTACAGACTTTTGTTTTTTTTTAATTTTTGACATTTGGATCCTTAATTTTTTGATTAAATGACTTATATCCTGCTTTTATCAACGCACAATAAAGCTGATAAGGAGTTAAGATATACCATTTATAGAATCCTATTAGACGCATTATAAATGAAACACAGGTCATATCTTTAATTCTAAAGAGCTGCCACTGTTCTTTTTCTGGGCATCTTAATACTTCATAGTCTTTCAAATAGAATAACATATTTTCAAGTTCTTTTGCAGTTAGTAAACTATGTTTTATTCCTGCATGAGTATATTCTAAATGAATCCATACATTTTTTTCTGGATCAAAGTTTAAAGCACCACAATGTTTAAAACCTTTCTTTAAAAACTGTAACCATTCTGGATAAGGATATTCATCTGCTTCGTAAAAATATACTAGCCATTCCTTTTGAATATGTCCCATACTTTCCTTTTAGTTGCACCTGGCTTTTGAAATACATCCCATTGTTTCTTAGCAACAGTTGGCTGTGTTTGTATTTTACCAGACATCATTGTTCTACCTTCACCAGCTCCCATCATTAAATATTGTAAAGCATCATGAACGTGGGAGTATCTATTCTTCAATGGTTTCTCATCATACCTATCTCCAGATACTTGAAGTCTTCTATAATGATAACCACCATTAAAACCTTTTTTTAAATTTATACATTCTGTACTCATAATAAATCCTGGTGATCCATCTACTAATCTTGATAGTGTAGAATCAACAGCTTCTATTCTTAAAGCAACATCATTAGATGGTGCAGGTATAGCTTTTAATCCATGATTCCTCATTATTTGAAATGGAGTTCTTTCATCTGTCTGTGATCTAAAATCTCCAGCAGGATCTCCATAGATCATAACTTCATATCCTTTGTATGATTTTGCAATCTCTCCTCTCAGTAATTCTGAGAATC